GAACACTATGCTGAAAAATACAATGTTACATCAGTTTTGATAAAAAGAATCATAAAAGTAGGAAAACAATATGGCACAACAAAGCACCATAGTGAACGATAGATATAAAATAAAAACTCCTTCTGGATTCAAATCCTTTTCTGGTATTATGAAACAGGAAAAGACGGGTATAGTGACTATCACGACACAATCAGGACTTACTGTTGATTGCACGTTTGACCATAAAATAAAATCTATGTATGGTTTTGTCGAAGCAAAAGATATAATGACCGACGATAAAATAGTGACGAAAAATGGTTATGAGAAAGTAGTTCATGTTTTTTACGATAGACAACAAACAATTGATGTATATGATCCTGTAGATGTAAAAGATGGTAATGAATACTATAGTAATGATATTGTGTCTCATAACTGCGAATTTCTTGGTAGTTCTGGTACACTTATCGATGGTCCAAGTCTAAAAGCGTTGGTAATGAAACATCCTTTGACCATGAACGATAATCTATACATCTATGAAAATCCAATAAAAGAAAACACATACGTTTCGATTGTTGATGTATCACGGGGTAAAGGGCTTGATTACAGTGCTTCACAAATTATCGACATAACCAAAATGCCTTATAAGCAGGTTGCTGTTTTCCGTGACAACCACACAACCCCCGTGGAATATGCTGAAATTTTAAATAGAATTGGCAGACATTATAACGATGCTGCAACCTTAGTCGAAGTGAATGATATTGGTGAACAGGTGAGTACGTTGATGCATGATGATTATGAATATGAAAATCTACTATCAACAGAATCCGCAGGTCGAGCTGGTAAAAAAATATCAACTGGTTTCTCCAGAGGTTCAGACTTGGGTATTAAGACTACTAAGACCGTGAAATCAATTGGTTGTTCTGTTTTGAAAATGTTAATAGAACAACAACAATTAATTGTAAATGATTTTGAAACAATAAGTGAACTATCAACATTTTCAAAAAGAGGACATTCATATGAGGCTGAACCCGGACGAAATGATGATTTAGTTATGTGTCTGGTACTATTTGCTTGGTTATCAAGTCAAAAGTATTTTAAAGAGTTGACGGATATAAATACAATGGCCAAATTGCGCGAAAAGACCGAGGAAGAAATAATGAGTGACTTATTACCATTTGGTATAGTGGAAGATGGTAACGAGGATATAGATTCAGAAAGAATGGTTGTAGTAGATCGTGGTGACGATTCTTGGTTGGGATGGTAAATGACAGCAATTCATAGAAACACAGATAGTAGAGTTTGCGGTGCGACAACCACCGCTACTGGTCAAGGATCAGTCTATGCTAATGGATTATTGGTGTCAGTCAATGGTGATCCAAATACACACGGAAGTGGCGCATTGAATGCTAGTACCAACGAAGTATACGCCGAAGGAATAATGGTCGTAGAAGTAGGAGACACAGCGGCCGCGGACAATTTATGCCCAGTTCCAGGAGGATCACATTGTGCTCCATCATCTTCTTCTGGATCCGGTAGCGTATATGTAGGATCTTAAAAACTATAAATAATACAAAATAAAAATGATTACCTTCTTATAGGAGACGCAAACAATGCCTTTTCAAGTTAGTCCCGGAGTTAATATTTCGGAAATCGACCTATCAACAGTGGTGCCTGCCGTATCAACTACGGAAGGTGCTATTGTAGGCGTTTTCAACCGAGGCCCAGTAAACGAAAGAATACTCATTACAAATGAGTCAAATCTGGTAGCACGTTTTGGCAAACCAACCGCTGATAATTACGAAACTTGGTTTTCTGCCGCTAACTTTCTAGCATACGGCAACAAACTATATGTCACACGCGTAGTACCAACCGATGCAAATACTGCCGGTGATCAAGGTTCTGCCGGTACAATTACAACACGCGCACAAGCGGAAGCGATTGTTACTACAACTACTTTCGTAGCACAAGATATTGGTGCGATTGGTAACAGCCTGGAAGTTTCAGTATGTTACGATTCTACAGATTACAGTACTGCTGTTACTTTGGGCGCAGGTATTTCCATTGGTGATACGACGGTCGATGTTGCTAACTCAGTTATTACCACATCTGAAATTGCCATTAATGATATACTTCGTGTCGGTAACAGTTCAATCGGTTTCCAAGATGTTGTGGTTACAAATCTTGGTGATGGTGGTGATGGCGATACGCGTGTGACTTTCACGCCTGCTTATCAACTATCAGATACTTCTCCAACGGCTGCTACGCGCTACTGGAGATACTACCTGAATGTGGACGGAACACCTGGTGCTGGTAATTCACATGTTGTGGTGGTTGATGAAGACGGTACAATCACTGGTGTTGCAAATACTGTGCTTGAAGTCTTCAGCGATGTATCCCGTACATCTGGTGATAAAGACGATGAGGGAAATAACATTTTCTACCGCGATGTTATCAATGAAAGATCAAACTATATTTGGGCAACTGGTGTTGCTCTGGCTGACACTTTGAATTATCTATCACTATCTGGTGGTTATGATGGAACAAACTCAGACGAAACAAACATTACCGTTGGTCGTCTTGCACAAGGTATTGACTTGTATAAGAATGGCGAAGACGTTGACATTTCATTGTTCCTTGCTGGTAAGGCAAGCGCAACGGTCGCTAATTACATCATCGACAATGTTGCTGAATCTCGTAAAGACTGTGTGGTATTCGTATCACCAGAAAGAACAGATGTTGTTGAACAATCACTTGGTGCTGAACTTACTCAGGTTCTTGCCTTTGAGGCTTCTTTGACACAATCATCATACGCGTTTATGGATTCAGGATACAAATACCAGTACGATAAGTACAATGACGTATATCGTTGGATTCCTCTAAATGGTGATATTGCCGGTCTATGTGTACGTACCGATGAGATACGCGATCCATGGTGGTCACCTGCTGGGTACACTCGTGGCATTATCAAGAATGTTGTAAAACTTGCATGGAATCCTGATAAGGGTTCACGTGACCAGCTGTATAAGGCAGGCGTTAATCCTGTTATTACACAATCTGGACAGGGTACACTTTTATATGGTGATAAGACACTGCTTGCACGTCCAAGCGCATTTGATCGTATCAATGTACGCCGTCTGTTCATCGTTCTTGAAAAGGCTATTTCAACCGCAGCTAAGTACACGCTGTTTGAATTCAACGACGAATTCACACGCTCTCAGTTCCGTAACTTGGTAGAACCTTTCTTGCGTGACGTTAAAGGCCGCCGAGGTGTATACGACTTCCGCGTTGTATGTGATGGTACAAACAACACACCAGAAATCATTGACCGAAACGAATTCATAGGTGACATCTACATTAAACCTGCCAAGAGCATCAATTACATTCAATTGAACTTTGTTGCTGTCAGAACTGGTGTAGAATTCGAGGAGATTGTTGGCAAATTTTAATATAAATATAAAAAAGTAAGGTTAAAGGAGAAATAAATGCCTTTTAATGTTCAAGAAATTCGAAGCCAACTTGTCGGTGATGGCGCTCGTCCATCACAATTTGAAGTAAGACTTCAAAATCCGATTAATGCTTCTGGCGATATTAAGTCTTCGTTTATGATCAAGACTGCTCAATTACCCGCCTCAACCATGGGTATCATCGAAGTACCATACTTCGGTCGAAAAGTCAAGATTGCTGGTGACAGAACATTTGCTGAATGGACTGTTAACGTACTGAACGATGAAGATTTCCTAGTACGTAATGCTTTGGAAGAGTGGTCACACGCTATCAACACACACGAAACAAACGTGAGAAATGTTGGTGGCGCGTCACAACTTCTATACAAGGCGCAAGCACAGGTTATTCAATATTCCAAAACTGGAGAAGCAATCCGTGAGTATACTTTCCACGGATTGTTCCCTTCAGAAGTCGGCGCTATTGAACTAGACTGGAATACCACGGATACGATTGAAGAATTCCCCGTGACATTCCAATACGATTGGTGGGAACTTTCTGGCGGTACAACTGGTAATTCTACTCCTGCTTAATTTGTAATGACACTGAAGGAGACTATATAAATGGAACTTTTTGGGTTCTCCATTAAGAGAAAAGACGAAGAAGAGCAAGAGAAGAAAAACACACAACCAACGTTTGCTCCTCCGGCCAATGACGATGGCGCAACCATCGTATCGGCTGGTGGTGCCTATGGTACGTATGTTGATTTGGAAGGTACAGCTAAGACAGAAGCTGAAATCGTTACGAAATATCGTAGCATGATACAACAGCCCGAAATCCAGCGCGCGCTTGAAGATATTGTTAATGAAGCAATTGTTACATCATCCGCAGAAAAAAAGATTGTCGGGTGTGTAACTGACGATCTTAAAGAATTTCCAGAATCTATTAGAAAACGTATACGTGAAGAGTTTGATGAAGTTCTAAAACTATTGGACTTCAACAACACCGGTTACGATACATTTCAAAAATGGTATGTTGATGGTAGATTATATTACCACGCTATTGTCGATGAAACTAGAGTAAAGGAAGGTATCAAAGAACTTCGCAACATTGATCCTCGTAAGATTATGAAGATCAAAGAAGTTGAAAAAAAAATCGAAAAAAATATACCTATTCAAAAAACCAAATCAGAATACTTCATCTATAATGAAAGAGGTTTTGGCAGTTCGAATAATAGTATATCAGGTTCTGGTTATATGGATCAAAACAAAGGTATTAAAATTGCTAAAGATTCCATCGTACATGTTACATCTGGTATTCTAAATGAAAACAATTCCATTGTACTGTCACACCTACACAAAGCAATTAAACCTCTTAATCAGTTACGTATGTTGGAAGACGCGGCTGTTATTTACCGTATTTCCCGTGCGCCTGAACGCCGTATTTTCTATATCGATGTTGGTAACCTTCCAAAGATGAAGGCAGAACAATATCTAAGAGATATGATGACCAAACACAAGAACCGATTGGTCTACGATGCTACAACTGGTGAAGTGAGAAATGACCGTAAGTTTATGACAATGTTGGAAGATTTCTGGTTGCCTCGCCGTGAAGGTGGTCGTGGTACTGAAATTACAACATTGCCGGGCGGACAGAATCTTGGTGAAATGGACGATGTACTCTATTTTCAAAAGAAACTATATCAAGCTTTAAACGTTCCAGTATCTAGATTAGAATCAGAAAATGGTTTCTCATTAGGTAGAACGTCTGAAATTACGCGTGATGAAATCAAGTTTTCACGTTTCATTGATCGTATGCGCAATCGCTTTTCAGCAATATTCAATAAAATTCTTGAAAAGCAACTGATATTAAAGGGCATTATCACTCCAGAAGAATGGCCAGAAATTCAGGCGAGTTTGCGTTATGACTTCATGGAAGACAATCACTTCGAAGAAATGAAGGAAAGTGAGGTTCTACAAAACCGTGTCAATATTCTACGTGATATGGATGAATATGTTGGTCGTTATTATTCACGTGAATGGGTACGTAAGAACGTACTGCATCAATCTGATGATAATATTAAAGAAATCGACAAACAGATTAAATCAGAAATCAGTGATGAAGAGGATGATTTTGGTATGGACGGTCAACAACCACCGGCAGCACAACCACAACAACCTCGTCCAGCGCCCGCGCCAGCGCCTGCGGCAGCACCAGCACCTAAACCTGCAGCACAGGCAAATCCAGAAGTAAAGAAACCGGCTAATACTACACCAACCAGCGCGGCGTAATAATTTTTATAAATAAACCAATATGGGAGAAAATGATGCCAGATAACACAGTACTAGATTTATTGCAAGCAACAAACGACGGCAAACCACAAGATTTCAAGGCCGCGTTTGATGACGTTATTTCTACGAAAATTTCTGATGCTATTGATGCTAAAAGAGAAGCTATAACCAACCAAATGTTTGCTTCAGCTGAAGATGAAGATGCCGACGGATATGAAGATTATGAAGACACCGAGATTGATACCGACGAAAACTTCGATGACATTGATGCCGAAGATTAATTAATAGAACAAGGAAAACTAACATGCGTTCATTTAAAAACTTCTTCAACGAGAAGGTTGAGTCAGCATACGGTATCCGTCCAAAATCGGGTGATGAACAAGACTTCATGGATAAGCATGTTGTAGATGTTATTGATCATCCGCTTAACGACAAAGAAACTCTTAACGGTACCAAAAACTCACCCGGTAAAAAGAAACGTAAGGCAGACTATGATCAGGAGTCAGGTGAAGACGTTTATGAGTCTAAAGATGGAGATGAAGATGAAGACGAGGATGACGACGATCTTGATCCAGTCAACAAAAAGGATGTAAAGAAGAAATTTAAAGATCGTGAAGATAAAGACATCGACAATGATGGTGATGAAGATGAATCGGATGAATATCTTCACAAACGCCGCAAGGCAGTTTCTAAAGCAATCGAAAAGGTGAAGGAAGAAGTTGGCCTTGATGAAGTTTCTAAATCAACTCAGTATCGTCGTGACAATCCAAAAACCAAATATCGTCTGACAATGCGCAATGGATCAACAAAGGTTGTTACTGCTGACAGCGCAGATTCAGCAAAAGATCAAGGCGGTTATAACGTTGCTAAGGTTGAGAAAGTTCTTGGTGAAGCAGGATATTTAAGTTTCTCAAGACCTGGTGCTTTAAAGGATAAGTTTGGTACAAAAGCAATCAACGATTACAAGGCAATGAAGACAATGTTGGTTGTTGATCCTAAGGATCCTCACGCCAAAAGAGGCGGCGGTGTAAAGAAGATTAATGCCAAAGATTGGCCAAAATATGAAAAAATGGGATTTATCATGGCAGAAGACTTTCAAGAGGAAGTAACTTTTGACGACCTTAATAACCTCGCACAGACAATGAGGGACTGATGCCAAAATTCAATGACAAACAGATTGAACAACTAAAAAAAGAATACTCTAAGATCGACAAGATCGATCCTAGTGGACCTGCTTATAAAAAATTGACTGCAATGTTGAATAAAATGCAACCTGACCAACTAAAACAGTTGGCTGGCGCTGATGTTAAGTTTATTTCACCACTTGCGCGGAATCGTATCAAAGAGTCACTCGGTGAAACTAAAGTCACCAAAAAAGAACTTCTTGATTTGGAAGATGATAATGAACACGGTCTAGTTGCTCTGAAACTTGCACAGGCCTTTGGTACTCCTGCTGAAGTAAAGAAGATTAAAGACATTATCAAGAGTCACGAACAAAGAGGTCACATCGATAGCAAATCACAGAAAGAAAGAGATGCTATTGCCAAAAAATATTGGAAGATGGCGGAAGAAGTCGAACTTGATGAGGCATATAAGTCAGGTTCATTGGAACTTAACGATGGTTCAAAAGTCAAGTTGTCTAATGACGATGCCAACATTATAAATTCCCTTTTCAATAACCTCAATGGTTCAAACAAAAAGAAGATGGAATCCAAGATGATGAAAGATAAAAAATCATTTGGAGAAATTCTTGCATTTGCTAAGGAGACAACATAATGATTTTAAATCTAAAAGGTGCAGAAGCAGCAATTTCAACAACCGGCAATGGTAACAGTTTTTCTGGATCAACATGTATTAAATTGAACGTGGACGCAAATACGGTTATCACACTGAATACCTCTGATGATACATTTATCGGCAATACAACCATCATTGCGCCAGCAACTGTATACATTGAAAAAGGTTACACAGATAAGATTGTGGCTGATGTAACTTGTTATGGTACGCCGGTAGGTTTCACAATTAGCTAATGATAAATTCATTAAGGAGATAAGAGATGCTTCTCATAACTGAGGTAAACGACGACATTAGATATGTCGCAGAAGCAACAGAAGATGGTAAGAAAAATTACTTCATCGAAGGCATTTTTATGCAAGGTGATATTGCCAATCGCAATAATCGCACATACCCCACCAGTGTTCTTGAAAAAGAAATGTCGCGGTATAACAAAGAATTCGTTGAAACAAAAAGAG